CGGGTGATGTCTGCGCGAAGAGCTGGATCGGTGACGTAGTTCCGCGCGCCATCTAGGAGCTCTAACAGATTCTGGATGAACGCTTCGTCCGTCTTGCGCTTGGCGACCCACTCTATGGCGTGCGAGATGCACTGCGAACCGTGGGTCTCGCATGGCGGAATAGCCTCCAGGATGCGGTTACGGCTGTCCAGCAGCGGAATAGCCTCCAGGATGCGGTTACGGCTGTCCAGCAGCATGTCCGCGACGGCAAGCTCTGCGGCGAGGTCCGCAGATTTGCGAAGAGCTCTGGGAATTTCAATGGGCGGTCGCTTGCGATCGATGCTCTGCATCAGTGCGACTGCCACGGTTGCGACCTGCATGGCGCGGTTCCTTGCCTTGGCGAAGGATCGCATGGACAGCATGAGCCACATCCAATGGACGTACGCCAGGAGAATGTCGCGCCATAGCTCGGGGCTGTTCGCGTCGTCCTTGGCGTGGCCTCCCCACTTGTGGTCCTGTCTCTGCCTCTCGTCGCAGATTTCCATGAAGATGGTGTTCAGGTTGCTCATGACGGCACCTCCAGACCAAGGTTCTTAAGAAGAAGCTCAAGCATCCGTTCCACACGCTCCAGCCGATGCGTCGTAGGGCCACTCTCTCCGCTGTGTTCTGGCCTCGGCATGGCGGGCTGCGAACACAGCGGCTTTGTCCTGAACACAAATTTCGGTGGTCGGTGTGCCGTCCTGTAGAGGTCTATGCCGTGTAGAGCTGAGAGCGCTTCGTCGTTGGCAAGCTCTGTCAGCAGAGCGGTGATGTTGTCCGGAGGCATGTAGTGCCCCAGACCTGTCAACAACTCAGCTACTTCTGTCGGCTGGAACTCCGTGTTGAACGGGATGCAGTCGAGGATGCCTTCCAAAACCTTCAACGTGAACCGCTTGGCTTTCCGAGCGAAACTGATGCTGCGAATGGGCTCCTTCGTCAATGCGATGCTCATGGTCTGCTCCTCAAAGAAGCCACGCCGTCGAGACCAAGAGTCGCTAGCGACGTGTTCTTAGACTTCTCCTTCATCTCGTTCATCAGCGCGACCAGACGCTCGCTGCATTGGGTGGCGGCTTGGAGCGGCGTTAGGTTCGCGCTGCTGTGGTCGCTCTTGACCTCCAACGCGATGCCATCACCAGCGATGAAGACTTCCATGCTGCAATGCCACCCGCGATCGGAAGTTCCGTACTGCCCGATGCGAACCTTGCCGTAACGGCTCATCTCTATGAGCAATCGTTCCAGGTCCATTACTTCCTCCTGAAGATAGTCACCACGCGGAAGCGGTGATTGGTTGACTTGACCATGCCGATGACAGCCTCCAGCACGAACTGATCCTTGCGATACATGGGAAGCACCTGATCCAGCCAGACGACGTGAGCTCCCTTCTTGAGACGTGCTCCGAGGGTTCTCATGACCACGTTGCGCTTGATCATCGTTGTCCGGTAGTGCTCGCAATCCTCGACGCTGTATGGCGGATCCGCCAGGACAAGATCATACTTCGCAAGCGGAACCTTCCGTAGAGTCTGGGCGTCATCCACGTAGGTCGGACGACGTCCATTGGAATCTGCGGAAATATCCACGGTGTCTCCAGCCAAGACGGCCAAGTCAACACAGCCGGAGAACAGGTGCAGCGCCATCCGTTTGTCGGGGAATAGCGCCTTGATCCTCTTGAGATAGCCCGCTGGATAGCCGCCATAGTAACCGCTCCGCACTCTGTAGTCATTGCCCATGATCCACGTGCCGACGATGCGTCCGTCTTCGGAGATGAAGAGCGATCGCGGAAGCTTGGTCGTCCTGGTGTAGTGCTGAATACGATCTTCCAGTGTGAGCGTCATGTTCACTCGTCTCCTCGGAACTCTGATGCGTGCAAGAAGGGATCCGATGGAGCGGAGATATTCGTCACGTGCGGGAAAGGGTCCGACGACATGACCGAAACCACACGTGGAAGAACGCTTTCCTGCAGCCAAGCAAGAAACTTCTCTTCATCCTGACCGACTATGTCAGAAGCCTCTATCTGTACTCTCCAGATTCCTACTTCGCAGATGGTTGTTCCCTGGTTTATGCATCTCGCTGTTCCATCCCGCATCAAGAGCAGCACGTCACACTCCGATCGCTCGGCAGAGAAGCTCCGCGAACCAGCCGCGCTTGATGGGCTTGTCTACAACGACCTTCACGCCGCGCTGGGCCAGACGGTCCCAGACGTGCCCGCAGGTCTGACAGCTCTTGTGCGTGCGGCTGATGTAGTAGAAGCCTCCCGCCGTTGCCTCTGTGGAGACGGCCTTGCCGATGGCAAGAGTGACCTTGACGGATTGACAAATGGGGCATCTGCCGAGATTGCTCATGACAGACTCCAGTTCTCTTTGTCCTTCATACGCAGCACTCGGAAGCGGCGCTTGACATCTTCGGGCACGTCCTTCTCGCTCTGCAGTATGAAGATGAGATGCGGCGAACGAACAGCCTTGGCGGGGAAGTGCTTCCGTTCGCGAAGAACCTCGCTGAAGAGGATGATCTTCTTAACCTCGTCCATACCGCGCGAGCGCGTCGGAAGCCCGTCCACCACGATGGGCACGGTGGGCTCATTATCAAGAACGCTGCCGATATCGTGGGGGTTGCCGAAGGCTGAATTGCAGATCTCCGCGTAGTGACCGGAGAGCTTGGCGATCTCGCGAGCCAGCGTGCTCTTTCCACAGCCCTGGGGGCCGACGATGAGAAGCGCCTTTCCGCGTTCCAGACTGACGTATTCAGGCTTCATGGGAATTCTCCTTCTTGGGCGGGGCGACAGGAAGAGGCTTCCAATCGTAGAAGCCTTCTGGGTGAGGGAAATCTAATCCGGGATTCTTCGTGGTTTCGCATATGTAGCGTCCGTCCACCCAGATCGGATTGAGCGGGCGACACGTCTCGCCGAACTCACGCTTGCCAACCGGCCTCCACAACATCGGCTCGCCGTCATCGTGAAGTCCGTCTTCATACTCCAGACTTTGGCCTTTGTAGAGGAAGAAGAAACGGCCACCGACCTTGACGCCTAGTTCTGCGTTGTCGTTAACGATCCAGATGGGTTCTTGGTATGGCGCTCTGCTAGAAATGATGTCTGCGAAACTCCCCAGAATCTTCTTCACCAGGCTCATCTTCCACGCGAAGAACGGACCTCCGTTGTCCCGCCACGCATAGAGAGCCAGCGCAGCGACGGCCACGCCAGCCAAAGTCCATCCGCCCTTCGCCGAGTAGTAGAGGACTGCGCCGATGGCTCCGGCGATGGCGACGTCAGCAAGCATGATGAAGACCTGCAGAAGAATCGCGAGGATGAGCGCAAGCTTCTTCATAGTGGCTTCTCCTTCTTTGAGCTTGCCTGTGAGCACTCGCTCCACGGCGTCATCTTGCGGTTCGTAGTAACCCAGCCGCACCCCGGCGTATGGACGGCGTCGTATTCAATTCTCGCCACGATGATCGCGAAGCCGGTGCAGCCGCAATCGGGACATATTTGTTTCTTCCACTGCTCCTCGGTTAACGGTTCTCCGGCCTCCGTGCGCTCCGCCATGAAGTGCTTCTTGCAGTGACAAACAGCATAGCGACACCAGCCCTCGACGTAGTGCTTCGGTTCAGGCTTTGGCGCAGCCGACTTCAGCTTGTCTCTGCGCAGTAGGATGAACTGATGGATGAAGAACACAACCACGATTCCGATCAGACAAGATGCGGTCAATAGAACTGCGCCATTCGAGTTCATTCTTCACCTCGCACTCGTAGCGTGAGCGTGGCCGGATCCGCGGAGATGAGAAACTCGGCGAACTCCACGATGGCTTCTTGGAAAGCTTCTGCTATTTCTCTGTTCTCTGGCACTTCAATGATGACTGTGATTTGCTTCGGCATGTCAGTCTCCTAACAAACTGCGGAGATTCTCTTCTCTCCAGGTTGGTGGAATGGTGCGAAGATCTACGACGGCTCCAGGCGGAAGCTTGAGTAAAGCGGCCAGGAGCTCTTCCCCGCCCTTGCGCATGATGCCCTTCACCATGACCGCGTCCTGCCGTGCGACCATGTCCTTCGCTCTGAGAAGCATGTTGTGGTTCGTGTCACTGAGCCCCATCATCTCGGCGAGGTCGCGCGGCACTTCAAACGGCATGCCTGCGCATGGGTTGGGCACCAGAGGCTCGCGCTTGGGCGGGGCGGTCCTCCGACACGTGCAGTAGGGCGGATCCCACTCCTTGCGGGGCTGCGTTGGATCCACGCCACGGCACTTGGAACAGCGCGGCAAGATCCTACTCATCGCGACTCCTTCATCGCCTTTGCGAGACCACAGGTGCAGAGCGGGTCATCCAGTCTGTCTGGGAGCATGCCGTCACGACGAAGCAGACAGTCCGCAGAATGTCCGACCCACGGTAGAAGCTTAGATCCCCGAACCAGTAGTCGCTGGACAGCTCTGGCATGCAGACTGTCTACGACATCCAGACAGTGCTCATCCGTACCCTCGTAGCCCACGATGATGAAGCGCGGCTGCTGAGATTTATCCAGGTCCGTCATCACAGCATCCACGATCTGAGCTGCTCTGTGGCCGTTATCCATCGGAGTGCTCGGTGTGCATTTCTGCAGACCCTCCCAGATGCGCAGCGCGGCCATCAGACGGAGATCGTTGTTCCAGGTCATGACTTCCCCTTCCAATAATTGATGACGTCGTCCAACCTGACGTCTCCATCGAGACAGCGCAATTTGGTGTTGAGGAATTCGTCCATACGATAGAGCGTGCCGTTCCACTCTGCGTATCGCTTGTGGGTCAGTCCGTTCTGAATGATCCACTCGACGAACTTCGAATCCACATAGAAGTAAGGCTTGCCTTCGCCGCCGCTCTCTACGATGTCGTCGCGCTGAATGTTGTCCTTGATGATGGTCTCGTAGGACTTCGCATGCCGCAGTTCGCGCTCCAGGCTGTATCGCTTCGTCTCCAGCGGCTTCAGCTCGCGCAGCACGCCAGTCAGCTCTACCTGGATGTTGATGGATGGCCTGTGGTTCATGACTTCTCCTCTTTGGTTGGCTTCGCGCCGTAGTGCAGTTCCAGTTCTTCAAAGACGCCGCGGATCAGATCCGGCTCCATCGTGAAATTGCGAAAGGTGTGGTGGAAGGCCGCGAGCGACACGCCATGCTGTAGACCCAGCGAGACCGCCATGGCGAAGGCGTTCAGCATGTCACGTCCGAAGGTTCCTTCGCGCTGATGCACAAGGAAGATCTCTCCGAGCGTGCCGTCTGCATACTCGCCCGTGCTCAGATGCACGCAATCCTTGTTCTTCCCGATGACGATGCGAATGCCGCCTCGCTTGTTCGGAAGTCGCTTGCGTTGTGCCATGCTCTACTCCTTCGTGAAATAACCGACGCCCTTGCACACTGCGCAGCGTCGGGAAGTTCGTTGCGTGAAGGACATCGTGATCCACTGAATGCCGCTGCCGTCGCACTTGGCGCAGGGCTCCATCAGCAGGCGCAGACGCGCATCGTATGCCCTACGCCTTTCAGCGTCTGTAAGAACACTTCCTGCTTCAGTGATCCGGCAGAATAGGTCGTGGTCGCCACCTTTGTCCGGATGGTGCATCCGAGTAAGAACGCGATAGCGCTCTTTGATGGTGGCGTCCGTCTCACCCGGCGCGAGGTCAAAGACTTGGTAGAGCGTTTCATTTCTTGGCCGCTGGCTTGCGCTTGCGCTTTTTCGGCTTGGCTTTGTACTTGACTTCTTTGGTGACGACTGGTCCACTGGTTGAACTCCTCTCATCTAGGAACACCTTCACGAGATCCGCGCTCTTCATCTTGGCCAACCTCGCCACGTCGCGCAGAATCCACAACCGCTGCGGACCGTGCGGGGCAGGCACCGGCACCGGCATCCCGTCGTATGCTTTGCGCACGGCGGCACGCTTGAGCTCGCGACCCATGCCGTTCGCCGTGACCTTGCTGCGCTTCTCGGGATCGTAGAGCGCATGCAGCTCGCCCGTGGTCCACAGTGAACGGTTGATGACAGCATCCCCCATCTTCAGGATCGTGTCCGGCGATTCCTTCAGTGTGGCGACCCAGGTAGCGACGTCGCTGCGACCGCTATCAATCATCTCCTTCTTGGCCTTCGTCTGGGGAGCGTGTCCGTGCGGCTTGAAGTCGCTGACGTCCAGCGTGAGAAGGTGGTGAAACAGCGCCTCTCGCCCGCCCTCGTGGTCCAGCCATCGTAGATAGGCTTGGTAGAAGTCGTCCGACATGGGAGCACCGCACACTTCAAAGATTGCGAAGCGCCGATCCGTGTCCTCCAGAAAGAAGCTGTCCGGATGGTTGGACGTAAATAAATAGTTGATGCAGTCCGGCACAGTGTAGGACGGGATGTATTTCGGGTTCAGGCGAAGCTGCTTCTGCGTGATCATGCTCTTCATGCGATCGGCGCTGCCCCGCTTGTCGCCGCCTGTGATTTCGTCTCCAAGGACGAACTGCTTATTCTCGGCCCATTCGTTATGGCTGGTTAGCAGGTCCTTGTCCGCGATCTCAGTGGCGTTGCTTCCGTAGATACGGAACATCGTGTAGCCGACGGTCGACTTGCCGGTTCCGTGGATGAGACCCCACAGCACGACAGCAGTGTAGAGCTTGGTTCCCGGATGGATGAGAGGCCACGCGAGCCACTGCTCCAGCCACCGCCGACCTTCCGGCTCCTTCTGTGGGTCTACGAGGAAGTCAAGAAGCTTGGTCCACATGCGGACGTCGCCCTTCTTTGGTTCGCAGCCCCATCCGCTCCAGATGTTCAGTTCTCTGTCGGACGTGAAACGTGGTTGACCCGGCGCATACGTGATGCGTCGCACGCTGGCTCGTCCCGGCCATTTGATCCACTCTCGTGCTGCGCTCTTCTCTACGTGCTTGCTACCCTTCTCCGTGATGACCTCTTCGTGGTAGATGCGCGTCGAGAAGGCGTGTTCAATGAAGGCGTGCGGGGCCATGCGCTGGAGTGTATCAAGCCTGAGCACGATCCCAGGATCTTCCGCGTAGACAACCTCGCCGTTCAGGGTGAAGAGCTCCTTTGCCGACCGCCAGTCTTGCGCGTCACCGAGGATGATTCTGAACGCTCCCTTGCCCTCGGCGACAATGTAATCGTCCAGGCCCATCTTCTTCCCGGAGGATGACGGCGGTATGCGTGCAACCTTTGGTCGCGCTCCTAGGTTGGTCAGCTCTCTGGCCAGTGCGTTCTCCGCCTGCATCACCATCGGGTTGCTCACCGCGTCGCTGTCGTAGCAGATGACAACTTCGCGGTCTTCCCACTCGAACTTCTCGAACATGGGGAGCAGTGGCGCGGACGCTGATATGCTCTTGAAGCACCACACGCCACCGAGCCCAATGCACGCGAAGCCATGCTTGGCTGCGCATGCGGCTTTGAGCTCGCCCTCCGTGATGATGATCGGAACCTTCGTTTCCTTCGCCACCTTGTTCCATGGGATGAGCGGCGGCAGATAGAGCTCGTTGACCGTCTTCGGGGGCTGCGTGTAACGCCGCTCTTTCTTGTCGGTCAGCGCATCAAAGCCGCTCTTCGTGGATTCCAGGTAACGATACCGCCAGAACTTGGTCGGTTTGCCGCTGAGGTCGAAGTAAGGGATGACGAAACCTGCCTTCGCCAGAGCCAGTCCCTGGAGCTTCGCTGCTTCGGCTTCGGACTGCTTCAACGAGAAGCCCAGCTTCTTCGCGTCTGCATCCGTGAGCGCACTTTCTTGCAGCTTCGTTTTGAAAGCTGTGGATGCGGGTGAAGCTGCCATGTCAGAACCCCAGAGCTTTGAGGCCCGCTTCCAGGATCTCCAGAAGAACATGCTGCTGATTCGGCTTCGGATGAGCCAGATCCCACGCCAGCCGCTTCTCCCGCGAAATCTCTCTGTAGTAAAGGTTCGCAGCCGCAAGACCCTGTTTCTCGAGGATCTCCTGCGAACGCTTGCGCTCGGCTGCCGTCGGCTTCAAATCCAGCGGTTGCTTCGCGGTTTCCATGTGGTCACGTTTACGCTTGGTTACAAGTGACCGGACGCGATCCTCCATTGCTGCTGAGGCGTGGATTACAAAGGGCATACGCTACCTCCAAGGGCCTAAATTTAGCGCCCAAAGGTCGTAAGGACAACAATTTGTTTTCCGAGTGTATATTCGCTCGATTCCAGCAATGGCGCGGATGTCGTAGAATTGGCACTACAGAAAGATGGTTTACACTCTACCTCGACCCTTTTATATTCTCCTCTCTTCGAATTACCTTCTTCTATTCCCTACTACTTACTCAAATAAGTGTAAAAGTGTAAATGTGTAAAGTGGTTTCTCTAGTTCCAGACGCAAGGCGGGTCTTGAGATTTTACAGATGTTTTACACTCTAGTTTTCCAAGACATTTTGGTCTCCGCAACTCCGCTCCCTGTCTGGATTTACACTCCCCATTAGGGACTTCGGTCTCTGAACTCTGTTCTCCGCATCTCTGCGGCGGTCCTGTCCCGGCCCCATACTGAGCTCGCCAGCGAAGCCCACGGACCACGAACCTCGACCGTCGAAATCTCCAACCCAACCAAGTCTCCAGAGAACCAAGATGCCAGGACCGCGGAAGACAGCGAAGAAGCCTGACCTCTCCGGAAATTCCGGAAGGAAGATTACTGAAGAGAAGTGGTGCAAATTCCTCGCAGAGCTTTCTCGCACGGCCAACGTCACCCGGAGCGCTGAGTTCGCAGGCTTCGATCGCGGAGAAGCCTACGATCGCAAGAACGAAGATCCGGAATTCGCAAAGCAGTTTGACGCGGCTTACCGCACCGGGTACGAGAAGCTGGAAGAAGAGTGCCAGCGCCGAGCGTTCAGTGGCTTTGAGAAGCCCGTCTTCTACAAAGGTCGGAAGGTTGCTACGGTCACGGAATACTCGGATACGCTTGCAATGTTCCTCCTGAAGGGCAACACGAATGGAAAGTTCCGAGAGCGCGTGGAGACTACCAGCGGAGATCCCGGTTCCACACGGTTCAGCAAGATGACGGATGAGGAAATCGACGCAGAGCTGAAGCAGAGGTTGGGCTAATGGCGAATCTCGTTCCCGTCGGTTCACGGCTCATCGGTTCTGCTGATGCGCAGTCTGCTCGTCGCAAGAAGCTTGAGCTGCTCGAGCTCTTGGACGAGAAGGCGCGTCGCAGCATGGAAGCGTTCACACGGGCAGCCGTCGCGCGCGGCTATCTCATGGGCTGGGTCCATCAGGAGATCTGCAAGGAGCTGGACCAGTTCCTCGCTGACGTCGTCGCACTGAAGAGTCCTCGCCTCATCCTGGAAGCTCCCCCACGCCACGGAAAGACAGAGCTCGCGTCACGCCTGTTCCCCGCCTATGGTCTCGGGCGCTATCCTGATCTAAGCTTCATCGCTACTAGCTACGGCGGCGACCTTGCCTCTAGCATCAACCGCGACATCCAGCGCATCATGGACGCCGACGCGTATCGGGCCATCTTCCCCGGCTCTCGCCTCAACGGCGAGAACATTCGCACGGTGGCCGACGGATCGTGGTTGCGCAATTCTGACATCTTCGAGATCGTGGATCGCGCTGGTGTCTACAAGAGCAGCGGCGTCGGCGGTGGCATCACCGGTCGCGGCATGCACGTCGGAATCATCGACGACCCCATCAAGGATGCTGAGGAAGCCTACTCTCAGACGGTGCGCGACAAGATCTGGGAATGGTACACGTCCACGTTCTACACGCGTCTGATGCCCGGTGGCGGCATCCTCATCATTCTGACCCGCTGGCATGAGGACGATCTCGTCGGCCGTATCTTGGAGCAGGCGAAGAACAACGGCGAGCAGTGGCGCGTCGTTCGTTATCCTGCTCTGGCAGAAGAGAACGAACTGCATCGCAAGATCGGCGAACCGCTTCATCCGCAGCGATACAGTCTGGAGCACCTGGAGCGCATCCGTCGTGCCGTCGGTGAGCGCGTGTGGAACTCGCTCTATCAGCAGCGTCCATCGGTCCGAGAAGGCAGCATCTTCAAGAGCAAGAACTGGCAATACGTCGCTCCTCCGAAGCCTCTCACGCAGATGACGCACGCAGAACGGAAGTCCTACTTCTCCGCGCTTGGCATCCGCAAGGTGATCCAGCGTTGGGACACGGCCATCGGCGCGAAGAAGCAGAACGACCTCAACGCCTGCACTACTCTTGGAATCGCAGACTCTCGCTACTACGTGATCGACGTGTTCCAGGAACGCATGGAGTATCCGGAGCTCAAGCGCCGCGTCCAGCTCAAGTACGACCAGTGGACGCCGAACGCTGTCATCGTAGAAGGCGGCGGATCTGCGTCCGGCGTGGCCACGGTTCAGTCGCTCAAGGCGGAATCGCGCATCCCCATCCGCGACGTTCCGACTTGCACAGACAAGGTGCTTCGTGCTGAGCTTGTCAGCCCGAACCAGGAAAGCGGGCTCGTCTACCTCTTCACCGGCGAGCCCTGGGTCGCGAAGTTCGTGGAGAGCTGCACTGCGTTCCCCAACATCAAGCATGATGACGACGTGGACAGCTTCGTCGGCGCGATGGAAGAAGCACTCGGCGGTTCCAAGGGTCTCAACATCTCATCTGAACTTCTGGCGAGGCTGTGATGCAGAATCTGTTCAAGACCCTCATGTCGTGGTTCGCAAAGCTGCGCACCGTGTTCTCCGCGCCTGCGGACTCCGCTCCGGCGGAGCTCACCCACGAGGAGAAGCTGGAAGCGCGGCGACAGGCGTATCTGCGCTCTGTGCGCAACGCTATCGCTCAGGCGAAGGTGGAGACGGAAGCGACGGGCGTGCCGGTCCGTGCCCGCATTCCTCTGGAGCCCTACATCCCGCCTCCGGGCGTGATCCCTACTGGGTTCAAGCCTGCAATCGCGACGGACAATGCGTGGAAGACGATGGCCGCGGACGACGCCTTCACGCTGAACAGCGTGAGCGGAGTGACCGCGAACGTGCTGGACGGCATGGGCTTCCCGGGCTTTCCATACCTCACGGAGCTGACGCAGCTCACCGAGTATCGGGACATGTCCGAGCGCACGGCTGCGGAGATGACGCGCAAGTGGATCAAGCTCAAGAGCACAGGCGAGGGCGACAAGACAGAGCTCATCGCGAAGATCGAAGCCGCTCTGAAGAAGCATCACATTCGCGACATGTTCCGGCGTGCTGCGGAACTGGACGGCGAGATGGGTCGCGCACAGATCTTCATCAACGTGGGGGAAACCGAGGGCGCAGAGCTCAAGACGGCGCTCATGCTGAACCGCTTCAAGATCAAGAAGGGTTCGCTCCGCGGGTTCAAGATCGTAGAGCCCATCACCACGTACCCGGCTTCTTACAACGCCAGCAATCCGCTCGCCGCCGACTACTACGTTCCGTCCGCGTGGTTCGTCTACGGTACGCAGGTCCACGCATCTCGGCTGCTCAGCTTCGTCAGTCGTCCGCTTCCTGATCTCTTGAAGCCTGTCTACAATTTCAGCGGCATCTCGCTCTCGCAGCTCGCTCAGCCGTATGTGGACTACTGGCTTGGAACGCGCGACAGCGTGGGCAAGCTGCTGCGGAACTTCAGCATCACAGTTCTCAAGACCGACCTGGACATCCTTCTGTCCCCCAGCGGGCAGGAGTTGATCAATCGCGTGCAGCTCTTCACGAAGCTTCGCGACAATCAGGGCGTCTTCATGGTCAACAAGGACAAGGAAGATCTGACGCAGCTCAACACTCCGCTCTCTGGTCTGGACAAGCTTCAGGCGCAAGCTCAAGAGCATATGGCGGCGGTCGCCAAGACTCCGCTCGTCATTCTTCTGGGCATCACGCCTTCTGGTCTGAACGCCAGCGCCGAAGGCGACATCCGCATCTACTACGACTATGTGGGCGACCAGCAGGAACGTCTCTTCCGCACGCCTCTGGAGACGATCATCAAGCTCATTCAGCTCGACGAAACTGGCGAGATTGACGAGAGCATCACGTTCGACTTCGTCAGCCTCTATGAGATGAGCGACAAGGAGAAAGCCGAGATTCGCAAGAGCGACTCCGCTGTAGCCGTGGAGCTCGTCAGCGTCGGCGTTCTGCGGCCAGAGGAAGTGCGCACCAAGCTCTCGGCTGATCCAGACTCTGGATACGACTCCATTGACGCCGACGTTGTTCTCGCCCCGCCCATGGACGAAGAGACCCCGGACGAAGGGCTCCAGCAGGCGGGGGACATCGCAACGGACATCATGAAACGCACCGAGAAGCTCGTCTACGACGGCGGCTTCCGCGGGAATCAGCACATCGGAGGCGTGTCCGACGGAGACGGGCCTCTGGAGACGGCAATGAAGCTGACGCGGGCTGCGAACCACGCGTCGCAGAGAGCGGGGAAGCTGGGGACAAGGCGGGCGCATGCGGCGGCTCATGCTGCGCACAGAAGGGCTCTGGAAGCTCATAAGCGTGCCTTGTCCTCGGCCGAATGCAAATCTCCGCACGTCCATGAGTCCTACGTTGATGCGCATCGCGCTGCGCAGGCTGTTCACAAACTTGTGAGGTGAGAAATGGCTCGCGGCTTTTTCGTCAAGCTCACATTCCGACGCGGATGGTTCTGGATTACTGCGATCGCCCTGCTCATCTGCAAGCCGCTAGGAGCATTCATCCTCACCAAGATCGCGCTAAAGATGGAGCTGCTATGATCACCAAATTCCTCTACAAGTGCCGACGCTGCGAGCAGACGTTCTACCCGGACTTCGGCCCCGGATATGCGCACAGCAAGCCTGAAGACGTCCTGCTCATGCAGGTCACCATCCACGAGTGCGAAGGCACTACTGCTGATGGCCACGTTCGTCGCGGCATCGCAGACATCAAAGGCTTCAACGAGACGTCCGATGACGTCGTTCCTGAAGGAGAGCAACATGGCGAGTGACAAGAATGGCAACGCCTTCGGCCCTGGCGACGGAGCTCTGCTTCGTCTCGTCGTCGTCAGCGTGCAGGATCCTCCCGAGGTCGATCCCACGAGCGGGACCCCCAACCCCGACGCCTGCTCGATCGTGACCGCGACGCTGGACGCCAAGGATCCGCATTCCCCGCGCTTCGTTTTCCGAGCCGACCAGCTTGAGAAGCTGAGCTGATCATGCCTCTCTACTTCTTCAGCAGACTTACCATGTTCCTCGTAGCCGGCGACGGCTTCTACCGCTGCCACCCCAAGGAGAAAGCATGAGCGCTTCAATGCGAGCCAAAGTCCAGGTCGGTTTCATCCAGGAGTGTTTCTGGGGAGCGGACAAGACCAAGAAGACCGCAGAAATTCTTTCCATGCACGCCGTTTGCAAGAACAAGTACGACGAGACGGGCCTGGACGAGGACAACACCTTCGCCATCATGAGTCCCAGCGCAGACTTCAAGCTGACGATCGCGAATCCTGTGCTCTTCGAGAAGTTCGCCGTTGGCGACAAGATGTACGTGGACTTCTCCGCCGCCGAGTAACCGATGAAGCTCCGCGCTCCGGGTCGCAAACCCATCCTCGTCGTTCCTGTCCGCCCCAGCGCGGCGGAGGAGGTTGCGTACCAGAAGCGCCTGGAGCGTATGATCGACGCCATGCACGCCAGCGTTCTGCATGCTGTCCAGACAGCCTGGAAGAGCGCTGGTCTTGCGCTGGACGCTGGGCCGGTTGACAAGCTGGACGAGACGATGAAGCGTCTGGCGAAGCAGTGGCTCAAGACCTACAAGTCCGAGTCTAAAAGCATCGCTCGCGGTTTTGCAGACGGCACGCTTCGGCACCACGATGTCGCGTTCAAGAGCTCATTGCGCAAGGCTGGCTTCTCTGTCAAGTTCCAGAAGGATCCTGCGGTGTCCAAAGTCTTGGACGCCAGCGTGATCGAGAATGTGAACCTGATTACAAGTATCCCTGAAGAATACATGGAGCACGTCACCACGCTGGTCCGCGAGAGCATTGACAAAGGCCGAGACATGACCAAGCTCACGGAGAAGCTCGCTGGCATCCACGGCATGACGAAGCGTCGCGCCATCACCATCGCCCGCGACCAGAACAACAAAGCGACGGCGCTCATCCACCGAGTTCGTCAGCGACAGGTCGGCATCAAGCGAGCGCAGTGGATTCACACGACGGCTTCCATGCATCCGCGCGAAGAGCACGCTGCATGGAGCGACGCCGGGGAAACGTACAACATTGACGAAGGAATGTATTCCGAAGAGGACGGAGAGTTTGTTTGGCCGGGCACGCCCATCAACTGCGGCTGCACTTGCATGTCCGTCGTTCCTGGGTCAGATGAAGACGACAACGAAGGAGAAGAGTGATGGCCGTCGCAACCCGCAAGTCTCATGTTCATTCCGTGGCCTTCGATCGCGGGAGCTCGCGCACGATCGATGCGCAGGGATTCCTCCACGTGGATGGATGCAACATTTCCAAGGCCGTGGTGAATCCCTACTACGGGGCGGAGATTCCGGACTACGAAGAGCTCGGTCTTGACCCCAACAAAATCTACATGCTGTTCCGCGATCCCAAGGAGCTGGAGAAGGCCGCGAACACTTTCAACAACCTGCCTCTTATGGACAACCATGTGGAGGTCAGCGCGGAAGACCTGGAAGATCCCAAGGTCCATGGCAAGGTCGTCGGGACCACCGGCTCCAATGCTCGCTTCGAAGCTCCCTACCTCGTCAACGAGCTGGTCGTGTGGACAGCCGGTGGCATTGACGGCGTGATGTCCAAGAAGCAGACAGAGCTCTCCTGCGCCTACCGCTACAAGCTGGACATGACGCCCGGCGAGCACGAGGGCCAGAAGTACGACGGTCGCATGTTTGACCTCGTCGGAAACCACGTCGCGCTTGTGGACGAGGGTCGCGCGGGTCCGGACGTGGTGGTCCGAGACCGCAAGCCCCAAGCCAGCATGAAGCAAATCGTCAAGATGGTGGCCGACGCGCTGGCCCCCGTGAAGGAGAGCATCGGCATGGCCTATGATTGCGTCCCACAGCTCATCGCCGCCATCACCAAAGCGAAGTCCATCATTGAATCCAAATTGAAGCCCGGCGTGGAGGGCGAAGGCGCGAAGATCTTGGACGACTGCACGTCGGCTCTGGATTCTGCTGTTCATCATCTGCTTGACTTCTCGGAGGATGAAGACATGTTGGGCGACGACAACCCAGAAGGCATCAACCAGTACACCGGAGCCGCCGGTCACGCCGATCGCACGGGGAAGGCCGCTGGCTCCAAGGGAGGCCCGTCGCACAAGGATGCGCAGGCTGCGCACCAGAAGGCCGCCGTCGCAGCGAACAAGGCTGGCGACCCCAGCAAGACGAGCGCTCATCTCCGTGTCGCGGCTGCGCACAGCACTCTCCATTCCGATCCTTCCAATGCTGAAGCCAAGGCCGCGATCGCCGGGCACTACGGCACGAAGGGCAAGGACGACAATCCGGAAGGGATCAATCAGTACACGGGCGGGGGCGGAAAAGGTAAAGAGAGCAAAGGCCTCAATGAAGGCGCGACGTCGCGAGCTTCTGAAGCCAGTAAGAATGCGAACGAAGCTTCCGCTGCCGTTAAGACGCGGGTCTTTGGTCAGCCTAAGTCTCGCCAGCAGGAACGAGCGGCCAATGCGCATGCTACGGCGGCAAAGGCGCATCGTGAAGCTCGAGCTGAAGCGAAAGCCGCCGGTAATAAGGAAGCTGAAGCTCACCACGACAAATCCTACTTCGAGCATCGTGAGGCATCCAACCACCATCAGAGTCTCGCGAATCGTCTTTCTGAACGCGGGGACGCCAAGCTCGCATCCGACAAGATCGACTACCGCAAGAACCACAAAGATTCCAGGGGCAAGTCTGCTCCCTGGGTGATCGTCTCTGAGAAGACTGGGGACATCATCTGGAGTGGAGCCACGAAGGATGACGCGGCGAAGCAGCTTCGCAACATCGAAGGTCACAAGGCCAGCGCGAAGGACTCCGTAGTGGAGGACTCGTGATGAACGCAGCATCGTAGACAAGGAGGACTAGACGAAACACGCATCCACCACGAACGCCGCGACGCGGTCACAGATCGGCGAACAGGCCGAGAGCAATTAACCCACAACCCAGGAGGCCCATCATGGCCCGAATCATCACCAAGCAGGGAGCCACCGTCAAGGGTGCTCTCGCCGCCTATCTCGTTCCGCGCATCGCGACCGACAAGGCGCTCAAGCCCGGAGAGCTGGACAAGCTCTTCATGGACAAGAAGCTGACCGTGGCTCCCTTCAAGAAGCAGATCCCCGTTCTGGCCGACGCCGCCAAGGCGCTCGTCAAAGATCGTCTGGCCAAGGACGCCGACGTGGAAGATCTGGAAGAGCTGCTGGAAGCTCTCGGCGAGGAAGACCTCGGCGAAGACAAGGACAAGGGTCTCGTCAAGGACGAGGACGACATGGCCACTGACGCCGACCCCGGCGAAGAGCTCATGAAGTGCCTCGCCGAATGCAACATCCCCGAAGATCTTCTCGAGAAGATCAACGGGCTCGTCTCTCAGCTCGGCAAGCCTGCCGGTGCTGCGCAGGACGACGCCGGTGGCAAGCCCGGCGAAGAGAAGCCTGCGAAGAAGCCCGACAACGCTGCCCCCATGAAGGAGGTCCCTGTGCAGAAGCCCGCCATGGACGCCGCCATCAAGACCGCTACCGACGCCGCCATCAAGACCGCTACCGACGCCGCCGTCAAGGCCACCAAGGACACGATGGCTGCCCTCTTCACCGCCGCCAATGACGTGAAGCCTCACGTCGGCCACGTGGATGCTCTGGCCTTCGACTCGGCCGATGCCATCTACAAGATGGCGCTGGACCAGATGGGCGTCAAGACCGAAGGCGTTCATCCTTCGGCCTACAAGGAGCTTCTCCGCCTCGCGGTCGAGCGCCCCGCCGCCAGCTCGGCCGTCATCGCCGACGACGCTTCCGTCACTGACTTCGACAAGATGTACACCCACCGACCCGCTCAGGTATAGGAGGAGGCAACCATGTCCTTCCAGAATCAGGTCAATCCC